AACGGTTCAGAACTTGTTGAAGGTGTCCGCATGGACCCAACAGCATTGTCGGCATCGCAAATCCAAATCACAGTGAAGGAACAGGGTAAGTCGGTTGCAGTAACTGAACTTCTCTTGAACGCTTCGTTTGACGACGTTATGGCATCGTCAAGCCGTTTGCTTGGTCGTCACATGGCACAGTCCATGGACGTACAGGCACGCAACACCTTGTACGCCGCAGGCGTTCCATTCGGTGGTGGTGCAGCAGTTGCTCCGTCGGTAGTCTTTGGTCGCAAGACCAACGGTTCTACCCGTGGTTCAATCGCTCCTTACGAGTACTCGGCAGCAGGTTCGGCTTCGGCTCCTGGCTACCTCTCACCAGCAACCATTAAGGATGCTGTTGAAGTACTTGCAGGTCAGAACATCCCACGCCTTGGCGACACCTACGTTTGCTTCGTTCACCCATCACAAAGCCGTTCGCTCCGTGACTGGCCTGAATTTATTGAAGTAACGAAGTATGCCGCTCCTGGCAACTTCATGCTCGGTGAAATTGGTCGCATCTACGACGTAGTATTCATTGAAACCACCCAAGTTCTTAAGGGTGGCACAAGCATTGTTGACTTGGCTCCAGGAACCGCTGGTTACCAAGACCCAACCGCAACCTCATACAGCGCAATTATGATCGGTGACAACGCATTTGGTCAGGCAATCGCCTTGCCAGTTGAACTCCGTGACGGTGGCGTCATTGACTTTGGTCGTGAGCATGGTCTTGCTTGGTACGCAATCTGGGGCTTCGGCGTAATTACCGCAGAATCCCGTGTGATTTTGAACACCAAGGGTGGAGCAATTAACGACACCTTCTAATCTTTAGAGGTTAGAATCAAGGGGCGATGGTGGTGTAAACTACCATCGCCCCTTTAGCATTACACGTACAACACTAGGAGAAAACATGACAAAGAAAACTAATCAATTTGCTGAACCAATTGAAGAAGCAGAAGAAATTGCAGTGCCTGTTCCTGAAAAAGGAAGCGACCTTAAGCAAGCACGTATCAAGGGAACTTGGAACATGTACTGGGGTGGCAAAGTGTATAATTTTGTGGATGGTAAAACGTTTAACATTCCACAAGAATTGTTTGACCATCTGAAGAATTACGGAAACATCTACGACACTCTGTAAGGAGTAACATGCCTGGGTTTACAATTCCCAACGCACCAGATACAGATAAATCTGGTTTAGACCAATCAGAACCAGACCGTCTTGATTTTGAGGTTCTTGGAAACCGTCGTAAAGGAATTGTTACTGGTTGTGCAGTAACGGCATCATCAGGTAGCACTGTTTCAGTTTCGTCTGGAACGGCCTACCTGAATGATGCTTTTTACGCTGTCTCTGCTAACGCTGCTTTGGCTTTAACTGCGGCTCCATCTACTGGAAACCGCTTTGACTTAGTAGTTGCTAGGTTGGCTACTGGAACAGTTACCGTTACCTTTATCACTGGTACCGCAAGCACAACCAACCCAACTTTCCCAACAATTACCGACAACGATGTGGTTCTTGCTGCTATCTACCGAAGGACAAGTCAATCAATTGTGTCAAATGACATTATTGATAAAAGAACATTTGTTCCTTCGCAAACAACCCTTTCAATTGTAAATGCCGACGTAAGCGCTTCAGCCGCAATTGCTTACAGCAAACTGAATCTTGCAAGCAGTATTACTTCAGCAGACATTGTTAATGGAACTATTGCTACAGCAGATATTGCTGATAGTGCTATTACCACTGGAAAACTTGCTACTGGTGCAGCACAGGCTGGGTTTAGGTCTGTAGCAAACCAACAAACTGGGACAACTTATACACTTGGATTAGGTGACTTAGGTGGAATGGTTGAACTTAGTAACACTTCTCCAATTACCGTCACAGTCCCCTTAAATAGTGCGGTTGCCTTTGCAATCGGTGACCGAATTGATTTACTACAAACCAATACAGGCCAAGTAACTATACAAGGCGCTTCTGGTGTCACAGTAACCTCAGAAAGCAGTAAGACTAAATTAAATGGTCGTTGGGCTGCTGCAACGCTAATCAAGCGTGATACTAACAGTTGGGTCCTTATCGGAAACATTGTAGTGTGATATATGATTCCTGGAATCGTTTCTGCTTCAGGAGCAATAGGTCTTGACACTCCTACACTAAGTACTGCTTCAGGTGCTTATGGTGGCTTTACCTTTACTATCACTAATTACGATTCCACCGTTACCTATGTACTGAGTACAAACTCAGGAAGTATTTCACGAACAACCAACACAGTTACTGTGTCTGGTTTGTCTAACGGTTCGTCTGCTACTGCATCAGTTACTGCTACTAAAACTGGTTATCTAAACTCAACAACGGCAACTAGAAACGGCACTGCATATCCAACTTGTTCGTATGGTTCTTCATATACGACTACAGAAGGTGGTAACTGTGGTACTTGTGGAATATTTGGAGGTGGGCAACCATCGTCAATCTCTTGTTACGACATACTTCACTACGTGGCAAGCAACGCTCCATGTATGCAGGGAACTACGGTGATTACAAGTGAATGGACTTCTGTTGGTGGTTGGTACACCTGTGGTGGTTCATGCTGTGCAACCTGTGGAACTCTTTGTTAGGCTTTAAACATGGAAGAACCTAGAGACATGTTAAACCGTCCATATAATGCTTATGCTTACGTGCTAGATGGCGAAGTAGTATGGATGCACAGAGTGGACACAGACATGGAAATGATTAACGCCATAATGTCGTCAGGCCCCACCATTGTGCCCGTTCCTGATGAAATTAAAGCAGACATCATGCAGGGATGGGTTTACAATAAAAAAACTGGTACCTTTAGCAACCCTGCATAACTTTAATAAGAATCAGGGTTATGAACCCTAGTACAATTGGACAGTGGAAGAACGACCAATCCCTAGACCATCTGGAACCGTAACGGATATTACCCGTATTCGTAGGACTATGACAAAACGACAAAGGGACGAACATCCAAGCGTCAATTTCCCAGAACAAGACACCCTTCCAGGAACCGACTCTAGAGGAGAAATTGTATGAGCACTACTAACGAAGTATTGTCTGAAGTTGTTGAAATTGCCCGTAACTTCCTTCGTGATTTCCCTAAGTTCTTTCAAACTGCTTTTGATGTACAAACAAGAACATTTGAGTTAGGCCACCCTAACATTGATAAAGATTCTTTGTACATTGCCATATACACATCCAATACACCTGTTGAGTTGGCTGCGTCGGCTTTTAGTCTTGACCAAAGAAATGGCATTGTTCGGTTAAATAGTACCCCTCCTGCCAATAGTCGCCTTATGGTTGAGGGTTACCACTATGAATGGGTACTTCCAAGTGACCTTGAATTTTATGCTAAACACGCTATGGAAGCACACAGTCACAACCTTGATATTCCATTAGAACTTGCTACTCCAGCAGTTATTGACGTAGTGGGTATAGCAGCCCTTCTAGGGGCTTTGTGGGCGCTTATGACGGAGTATAGCCGTGATATTGACGTAATGACCTCAGAGTCTGTACACATTCCAGGAAGTCAGCGATACAATATGGTTCGCAGCCTAATTGAAAGTTGGGAACAAGAGTATCGCACAAATGCAAAAGCCCTTAATATTGGACCTGAGCGCATAGAGGTAATGAACCTTCGCCGTGTTTCTCGTACTACTAACCGCTACGTACCTATTTACAAAGCAAAAGAACTTGGTGACTATGGCCCAATTGAGCGCATATTCCCAGACCAAGATAACCAACATATTAAGTATCAAGTAGAAGAACCATTGCGTGAGGACGTCTTTGTAGACGTAGACCCACCAATTGGTATTACCACGAATGCGTTTTACTAATGGATGTTCGCACTGAATTAGGTTTAATCCAAAAGCGTTATCGGGAGTACGCCCGTCACGTTGGTGAATCTATTATTTGGTATGAATTCTTGCCACTTGGTGCAGCCAGTGCGGGTTCAAAGTTTGATGACGTCTACGACGAAGGCGTTTATGGAACAGGTGGGCGTAAGTACAAAACGGGAGTTGTTATCCCAGTCCTAATGATTACCGAAACTGAAGACCAAAAGCGTTCTATTCCTGAAGGTCGTCAACCTGTAGAAGTAACTAACTTTGTGGCATCCGTAGAAGAATTTCGTTCCGCAGGCGTTTCAGAACCATGGGAATATCGCAGACACTTGAACGACATGTTTTTATACGATGGAAGATACTTTACAGTAACTTCCTATAAGATTCGTGGTAGGGCTAAAGACGACATTGTGGTTGTGATTGAAGGTCTAGAAGTCTACTATCAGCAAGAATTTGTATTTGACCCAAACATGACATTTAATTCTATTTATAACCTTCCTTGGCCTTCCAGCCTTCCTAATCTTTGATAAACTTCATATAACCTTGATGAGCGTCAAGGGGTCACTTGCCTAGAGTTTGGAGCGTTATGAGCGATGCTATTGCGTATACCCCCCAATACTCTAAAGGCTTTATACAAGGTCTTCCTGACATTGTAAATTACGCTAAGTTTCTTCAAAATGAGTTTCCAGAAGCGTTTGCAATTGCTTTACAAGAAACACTTAGGGAAGAACAATCAATGCTTCAAGAAGACGCTTATGATTCTACCGCTGGCTGGTCAAACCTAAGTAGTGCTCTTTCCGTAGATTTTGATACGGCTACTGAGTACATCGTACACGGTATTCCAGGAGATAAAAAAGAATCACGTAAGGCCACTGATTTGGAGTATGGAGTTCCAGGGCGAAATGCTCCAGCCCCACTAATCCGTTCTTTTGTAAAAGACCGTGAATTAGATTTGGGGGAAAGTGTGGCAAAAAGGATTGACAACATCCTTAAGGACAAGTACAAATGAGTCGTACTGGGTTTTTGCTCGCTGAAGACGAGGCTCTAAAGAAACTATTTAACGGCATGACCGTGTATGATGATAGGAATGCCGCTAGACCAGTACAAGTTTTCTTCCGTTACCCAGAGGGTGAAACCGAACGTGAATATCCTTTTATTACTATTGAGCATATTGATATTGTTCACGCTCGCAATCGCCAGCATTCTGAGAATACTATTTACTACCAAACTGACGGACTGGGAGCGTCCTCTGGACCAGACGCCATGTACTACTGGCCCAGTTACTCCACAAACTTTGACTTCATCACCAACAAAGACGACTACGCCTTATTAGAAGCAAACGAATTTGTTCCTGTAGACCTGCTTTACCAGATATCTACGTTTACAAGAACAGTATTGCATGACCGTCAATTGTCACAACAGATGCTAATTAGAACCCTTCCCTTTAGAAGGGGCTTCATTGAGATTCCTGCTGACAACACTATTCGCCGTTTAGACCTACTTGATTGGACTACGGCTGACCTTCTTGACCCTGAAGCAGGTTATCGCAAGCGTATTTTTCGTAAAGTTTATACAGTTCAGATGTCGGCTGAAATACCTTCATCTGTTCTTACAGGTGTTCGTAGTGTTCAAACTACGAATATTACTATCCAGAGCACACCGTCGGGCGCATTGCCCACCTAAAGCGGCTGAACACTATTTGAGGCATAATGGTAAGCAAACACTTTCAAGCAAAGTATCTTTTTTCTAAGGAGCAATAATGCCAGCATATACACGACCAGGGGTTTACGTCACCGAAGGTCCTTTCTCAACAACGGCTGCTACTGGTGCGTCTACAGTTGCCGCTGCTTTTGTTGGGCCTGTTGCACGAGGACCAATCACTCCAACATTGGTAACTTCATGGACCGCTTACAAAGCGTTGTTTGGTGATTTGAGTTCATCTTACGAACTTCCTTACGCTGTCTACCATTACTTTGCTAATGGTGGTCGCAATGCGTACATTTCTCGTGTGTACAACGGAACTACTACAACTGCTGCATCAACTGCATTTGTAAACATTACAGGAACTGTTAACGGTGGTTCATCAACTACTGTATTTAAACTTTCAGCAGATAACCCAGGTGCTTGGGGCAATAGCCTAACCGCAACTGTTACTGCTGGTTTGGTAACAGGAAATACACCAACGTTTACATTAACTATTCTTCTTTCTGGCGTAGAAGTTGAACGATGGTCAGAACTTAGTTTAGACCCTGCTTCTAATCGTTTTGTATCTACCATTGTTAACAACTACTCCACATACGTATCTGTTTCTGCTGTTGCTGTATACACATCTAGTTATACGTTGGCAACTGTAACTGCCAGTGCTTTTGCAAGTGGTAGTGATGGAACTGCTGCAAACGGAACTGAAACTAGCACTCAGTGGTCTAACGCAGTAAGTCGTTTGGACCTTGTAAGCCAAGAATTAGTTCTTAACCTTCCAGGAATGACTACTGCTGCAATTGTTAACTCCACTTTGAGTTATGCAGAAGGTCGTGGTGACGTTTTTGTAGTAATTGACCCAGCAACAGTAACTTCTGGTGCCGATGCTTTGACCGCAGTGTCTGGTTATAACGCTTCGTCTTATGGCGCTGTGTATTATCCAAAACTTATGATGGTTGACCCAGCAAAAACTGGAACCGCATCTATTCGTTCAACTTTTCCAGGTGGTGCAATCCTTGGTTTGTACAGCCGTGTAGAAACTGAACGAACGGTAGCCAAGGCTCCTGCTGGATACGCTTACGATGTCCGTGGAGCATTTGGTGTTGAAACCAAATTCACAGAAGCGGAAGAAGGTTCACTGTACTCAGGCCATGTAAACACCCTAAAGGCAATTGCAGGTAGTGGTGTAATTATCAATGGTGCTCGTACCTTGAAGAAAACAGACATTACAAAGTTTGTACCAACTCGCCGTAGTCTCAACTACATTAAGGCTCAAAGCAAGTTGCTTACACAGTTTGCACTGTTTGAACCAAACAACGAACGACTTTGGACCAGTATCCAAAGCACCCTTTCAAAGTTCCTGTCGGCTTTCTGGGCTGCTGGTGGACTCAAGGGACGTACTACATCGGAAGCGTTCTACATTATTTGTGATTCGTCAAACAACACGCAATCAAGTATTGAAAATGGAGAAGTCCGAATTGAAGTAGGTGTTGCTTTGCAAACGCCTGCTGAATTTATCGTAATCAACGTAACACAGTTCACAGGTGGCACTTCAGCCGCTGAGAATGTGTAAGGAGAAGCCATGGCTTTAGCAACACGCACAGACCCACTACGCAACTTTAAGTTCCTTATTCAGATTGTTCCAAGCAGTGGTCTTCAGACCCATGCACCGAACCTTCCAAAATTGGGCTTTATGGAAATGAGTGGCCTCAGTGTCACCAATGAACTGATTGCTTACCGTGAAGGTGGAATGAATACCCACCCACACAAGATGGTAGGTCAGTCAGACTTCCCACCTGTTTCATTCTCACGTGGCGTATTTGCTACCGAAGGTGGAACTGCTGGAGATGGAGACAAAGGTCTATGGAACTGGCAAACCTTTATTCACGCTTGGCAACAGGGCGTCCCTACAGGTAGTGCTGGATTGGCTCAGTCCAATGGCGACAGTGACTACCGTTGTGACATCATTGTAAAAGTTTACGACCACCCATACACACGAACTGGTACATCGTATCTAGATAGTGACGTTGTTGGTGAAGGTCAAAGCATCAAGCCAGGAAATGTTCGTTTGGCATTCAAACTGTTCAACACCTGGCCTGGAGTTTTTGCAATGAACGGATTGAACGCTGGAGACAACGGAATCCTCATTCAACAAATGACCCTCCACCACGAAGGTTTTTACATCGCTTGGAACCAATCAGAAATTGATAACATCGCAGCAATTCGCTGATACATTACATAAATAATAATTGTTAACTAGTAGGAGTAGTACATGAGTAAATCAATAGCGTCTGATGCCGAAGCAGTAAATCAAGCAATTCAAGACCCCGCACCTCAAATTGCAAGCCCTAAAAGTTTGCAAGTTGAGTTGTTGCGGGGATTCTTTGATGGAACTGAGTGGCAAACCAGTGCGTCAGTTAAAGAACTAACTGGAGTAGATGAAGAAGCACTTGCGGCTTTTGATATTCGCAATGGAGTTTCATATTCAGAATATATGACCCATTTGCTTAAACGTTCAGTGGTAGACATTGGTGCTACCCGTGTTGAGGACAACCCAGCAATACTAGATAATCTTATTATCGGTGACCGTGACGTTTTGTTCCTAGGAACACTAAAAGCAACATATGGTCGTTACCGTGAGTTTGAATTGATTTGTCGGGAATGTGAAGGACACAACGACATTAAGATTGACCTTGAAGATGATTTTAAAGTAGACGAATCATCGGAAGATTTAAGGGTGCCTTTATCTGCAACGCTTCGTGACGGTACAGTTATCCAATTAAATTACCCTACTGGGGCAGACAGTCAATACGTATCTAAGAAGGCTAAAACAACGGCTGAACAAAACACATTAATGCTTGCTCGTTGTGCAGTACTCCCAGGAATGGACCGACCTCAAGCAGAGGTGTGGGCAAAGAATCTCAATCTGGCTGACCGTAACAAGTTGGTTAAGACGCTTCTTTCTGCACAGCCAGGACCTCGTATGGAGGAGGTGGAGACCCAATGCGCCCACTGTAATGCTAAACTTGTTCTAGCCTTAGATTGGGTCTCCCTTTTATTTGGCTAATTTGGTAAACGTTTATTGGGAATACGAAACGATTGCCTCTACGTATAGAGGTTTTGGTCTGGGGGATATCCAGACTATGACAGTTCGTCAGCGAGCATTTTGGGTATCCATGGCTCGTTGGAGAAACTCCTCTAAAGGATAACTATGGCAGAAGATTCCCTATTAGGTTTAGGCGCAGGAACACCCCCAGGTGGGGCATCTAGCGCTGTAGGTAGTTCTACTGTTAACTCACGCCTAAACGTTGATTTAAAAATTCTAAAAGGTCTTAATGATGAACTTAAGACCATGGGTACAACTGCCAAAAGCATTGAAAAGAACTTTGATTCTTTAATCAAAAAGACTAAAGAACTTACTAAAGAACTTCAAGCCGCTGGTAAGGCTGGACGAAATCTAAACGGAAACACGTCTAACTCATACATTCCTAAAAACGGCATGCCTCCAGCAGCCGATTTGCACTCACTGCAAAAACAACAACTAGGAATGTTCCAGCAATTCCAAGGTAGCCAAATTGCTATGGCTCAATCCCTTATGGGTGGAGCAGGCGGTATGGGAGGCGGTGGGGGCGGTGCTGGTGGCCCATGGGCAATGGTTGCCCAAAAGATTGTAGACGGTATACAAAAAGCAGGAGCAATGATTGATGCACGGGTTGACCGTGGTCGTCAGTATGCACTTCCAGCAGACCGTTTATCTGTACTACTACAGCAACAGAATGGTATCTCACAAAACCAGGTGATGAACCAAATGCGTATGCCATTGACCAATTACAGGTTGGGCGCTGATGGTATTAATGAATTGCTTGCACTGCAATCACGCACTGGATTAAAAGCAAATGCTCAAATGGGCGCTGCAACAGAAGCACTAAGAACAGTTAGTGGTTACGGTTATAGCACTGCTGATATTGCCAATATGACTGAATCTATGGCTGGCCCTAACACGGCTAACCGCATGTTCATGATGATGGGCACTGGTATCTATGGCATTGGCGGTAAGCAAAAAGACCCAATGCAAGTTATTAAAGATACTGTAAATCGTTTAGGACTTACTAGTAAAGACATCGTTGACAGCGGCTTGCAAAAAGGTTCAGTTGCTCGTCAAAAATTAGAGATGGCTGGGTTTGATGAAAACATGCAAACCATGGTTCTCCAATACGCCCAGTCTAACCTTAATTATCGGGACAAAGGTGGGAAGGGTATGTATGACCCTTCTAAAAAGGCTGACCGTGAGCGCATGGGGATTGAAAATAACTATGCAACTCAAGTTGAAGAAACACAACGTGTAGAAGGAAAACGTGAGGAAAACTTCTATAAGCGTCAGGCTGATAATTTTTCACAGTTAGAAAAGAACATGCAAAAAGTTACCAAACTATTTGGTGAACTTGAAGATTCTCTTTCTACAATTATTGGAGCAAAAACAAGTACTCGTGGCTTTGGAAAGATATTTAATACCCTTGGTGATTTAGGTATTCCAGGAATGAACTCTCTTGGAAACTTCATTGGTGACCCTGCTGGAGCGAGTGCCGAGACTTCACGAATTGCTAGTACTAAACCTACATCTGCTCCTAAGTATGGTGCAATGTTAGAAAAACTTAAACCACAAATGCGTGAGCCTTTGGAAAGAATGCTTAAAGATGCTGGTGGTCGTGTAGGTATTGGGCAAACTTATCGCAGCGCAGATGACCAAAAAAAGATGTTCTTAGAACGGTATTACAAAACCGATAAGAAAACAGGAACATTTTGGAATGGTTCATACTGGGAAAAGAAGCCAGGAGTTGCAGCAGCCACTCCTCCAGGAATGTCTATGCACGAAATTGGACTTGCAGCAGACCTTACTGGTGACCTTGAGTGGGTTAAAAAGAATGCTGGTCGTTATGGTTTGGAGTCATTTGATTTCATGGGAGAACCATGGCACATTCAACTAAAGGGTATACCAAGGAGTCGTAGTCAGTATGAAAAGGCTGGCGCACCTTTGGGAACCAATAACAGCGGAGACACTGCTTACAGCCCAACTACTACTGGAACTACTAAAGAAGTTGGACCATATGGTCAAACATCTGTTACGGGTGGAGCAAGTAATGAGATTGGACTGCGAGCAAACTCCATGGGTGCAATGTCTATGGGAGCAGCAATGGCTACCTTTGCTTCCAGCAGAATTGTTTATGGAGAAAATGGAAATACTTCAGTAGGTTCTGCTGGTGGTTCTGGAGCAACGGTATCGGCTCAAAGTGCTGCTGGTGTTGTTGGTAATAACGTAAAGGCAACTGATGAAGCAGGGTTACGTTCATACTATGGAAATTTGTATAAAAACCTAAGCCGAAACAATATTGGTAAGGAAGGTGTACGAAGTCTATTAAGTGGTTTAACTGTAAGAGGAAGACGACTTACTCCAGAAGAAATTAATGGATTTGTACAGATTGCAGGACGTGAGTCTGGATATAACTCCAACGCATACAATCCAACAGTAAGAACTGATGATATTTCTTTTGGATTGTTCCAATTAAATATGGACCCTAGCGCTGGTGGAACAGACGCTTTTAGGAAGTTTCCATGGCTTAAAGGAAACTACGACAAACTTTGGGACCCAAAAACTAACGTAGACGTTGCTGCTGGTTGGAAAATGGCAGATGGCGTAGGTCGTGGAAATATCTTTTACCATTGGGGTGGTACTCCTGAAAACCCTATGGCAGGTAGTGCTGGGTACAAACAAGGTGACCCTGCGTATCCATCTTCTCCTGGTCCACTTCCCCGTAGTGGTGGTAGTACTAATGTTATTACTGTTGCTCCCGTAATCCATATCAACACAACTGGAAGCACCAGTATGGATATTAACCAAATGGCTAAGGAAGTTTCGCATATGCTTGAAAAAGAAATTCACTTAACAATGATGAGGGCTAAGTAATGGCTGACCAAGACCCTACAGTTCCACGTTCTGCTATTAACTATAGTAACTCTGTATTTACAGACCGTAATGCTTTTTATAATTACGATAGAACTACACCTGCACAAGATAAAGAAACAGTAGTAAAACAAAATCCACCGTTTAAGTTTCCAGGAAATACTTACCGAGATATTGCTAATAACACGCAAATCATGCGTCGTGGGTTTATGAGAAGTATTTTATTTGACGATAAGATTTTTAAAAAGTATTACGATGCTGCTCATACTGGAGAAAACAATAATGGAAACTCCTCTGCAAAGTATGTGGGTGCTGGATTTACTGGTACGGCTCCAGGAAATAGAAAACTTAACTTTCAATTTAATCCTGACTACCTAGAACGCTCTGTCAGTCAATCCGTTGGAAGTATGAACCCACTGCTTCAAAACCCTGCACAATTGCGTCAATCAGTTCCAGGAACCGCTAAGTTTGGTTTTTCTATGACATTTAATCGTGAAATGGAAGTTGCTGCTGGTGGTTTTAAACGCAAACAATTGCAATATGATTACAATAAGTTTCAAGACGATTATGCGGCTTTTAGTAAAAACCCAGACCCAGAAGTATTGGGCGTACTTGCAGACTTAATGATATTTGACACAATCATTGGTCAAGGTATTTCTCCAGACATTGTAGAAGCAGTGTCGTTGTTTACGGAGCGTTCAGTTGTTCAGCAACAAAAGTATGAACAAGAAACAATAGACGATTATAAGAAAAATAATCCAAAAGGAACAGAAGTACCAGAAGCAAGTACTACGGACTTTAACGTAAACACCTTAATGGATAATGTTAATTTTGGTAACTCTGCTTTTCTTAACCCTCTCCCTGTTCGTATTGTTTTTTCAGATTATTTTATGATTGAAGGTGTAGTTACTGCTTCAAACGTAGGTTTTCAAAAGTTTTCAAAAGACCTTATCCCTACTGTATGTCAAGTGAACGTATCTGTAGATGCTTTGTATATCGGGTTTGCTCAACGAAATGCGTACCTAACTAAACAGTTAGAAGAATCCGCAACAGAAGCAGCAAACCAAAAAGAAGCAGACGACGCAGAAATTAAAGCAATTCAACAAAAACTTGATGCAAAAGTTGGAAGAATTGACACTTACTACAATATACTATTTACTACAGGAATTAATTATGATATCCAAGTAGCACCACCTGGTGCTACTCCTTGCGCTGAAGTACCCGCATCTTCAAGTGCTCTTTGGAAGTATCAATGGGATACCTCAACTAACTATGGTGGGTACTCAAACAATGTTCCATTAGAGATGTGGTACAACCATAGGTTTTTATATAGTGATTACAATGGAGATACCGCACAATACCGATGGAACGATAACTTACCAATTAGTTCTCTTTTCTTTTTTGCTAACACTATTGATTTAGGTATTGAAAATTTTGATACAAACAATATACGAGTAGTTGCACAAAATCCAGTGTTTTATTTTAAGTATATAAAACCAGATAAGACTACAGTTAATTATTCAATTTCAGGTTCCATTGTAGAAACTGAAGCAATAGTTGGAAAAGTTCCAGGAGTAACAGATAACTCACCTCTTAACCCAAACAGTCCAACTCCTATTCCTGTTGATCTTCAACCGTTATATAGTTATGGTTATGCTTATAACTATTTAATTACCATGAACACAGATAAAAAATTGCCAGACCAAGGGTATGCAAAAGAAACCTTAATGAAGGGTGCAAGTCAAATGACACTTCTAGAATCTGGTCTTAGTGTTGATTTTTACTTTGAAGTAGACATTACAACTAAAGCAACAGGAACTCCAACTACTGTTAGAAGCAATGTTAAAAAAATAACTAAACGGTTGAAGTGGGGTGAGAAGTTTTTTTACACTTATGTATTAAATGAGTACATTGAATTAGGTAAGAAAATTGGGCCAAACACACCACGTGGACAATACACCTAAGAGAACCTTATGTCTTTACCTACCTCATCTAGATACCTAACCATCACAGAAGAAAAAGACAATACGGTAGTACTTGCTGCTAACCGTAAAAAGTTTACGTTTAGTTCTTACCTAATCCACGTTGCTGTAGACGGTCAAACTTTTTCCTCATTAGCAGAACTCTACTTTGGGAATGAAAGTTTATTTTGGATAATTGCAGACGCTAATCCTCAAATAAAATTCCCAGATGTGATAAATGCAGGTACGTCTGTCCGTGTGCCTATCTTATGATTACTACGGGTATTTCTCCATTAGGGATTAACTGGAATGTAATCATTAATGATTCTCCAGTGGACGCACGACATATTAACCGTGTAACAATTGATTATGCTGAAAACACCCATGATATTGCAACAGTTGATTTTGTAGGAACTCCGTCGGTAATTATTGCTGACTACTTAGACAAGCCTGTTGCTATCTCTATGGTAGTCGGTGGGGGTATTAAACAATCTTTTTTTGGGTACATTAAAAACATTGACGCAATATCTTTAACATCTGTTGGTTTAATTGATGCTTCTCCTTTTCAAACCATGCGTGCTGTTTGTTTTGGAGCAAGTTACTTTTTAAAAGAAACTAATAACAGAATTTGGACAAACGTTACTTTAAATAATATTATTCAACAATTAGCAAACCCATACCGTTTCTCCTATTCAGTTCCTGAAGATTCCTTTAAGTTTTCACGAGTGGTGCAAAATCAAAATACTAATTGGGAATTTTTAGTAAAAGTATGTAACCAATTAGGCTATAGAGTTTCTTGCCATGGAGCACACATACACGTTTGGGACCCACTAAAGGCTTTGGCTCACCAACCTTCATACACTGTAATTCGTGGTTTAATTGGAAAAAATAAAAACTATAATCCATCTCCAGGAGACATCCTTAAGTTTGAACCTGTAATTGGTACACACACAATAAGTGGAACTAATACTACTAATAGCGTTAGTTATATCACTCCAGAAGGAACTATCGGAACAGTATCTGACTCTGACCTATATGCGTTGGGAACGTACCTAAATGATAATCCAACACAGACTAATCAAACCCTATCTATAAATGCACAATCTCACGAGATGGCTCAACGCATAGTCAAAGCAGAAAAATTAAATCAATCATTTTCATATCACGCCCGTGCAGAAATTATGAGTGACCCTTCTATTATTCCAGGAGGAATTGTAAAGGTAGAAGGGTATGGAAATAATTTTGATGGATATTGGTATGTTAATAAAGTAGTACATGAACTTGTTTCTGAATCTATGATTAGTAACTTAAGCCTTAGTAAAAATACACCTGACGAAGACTTTGATAAATTTCCAAAAGTTAGAAAATACCGACTTGCACCAGAACCAATATTATTGAATAACCGATGGGTTGCTCAAACGGAGTATGCCGATGTCTACTCTTAATACACTATTTACTCAGACAACAACTGGTCCATACCGTGCAATTGTTACCTATGCAAACAGTACTACTGGAGAAATAAGAATACTAATTCCATCGGTATTTACTGATGGGTATGAAGCAACCGTATCTTTTATTGGTAGAAAACCATACAATTCTGTGTGGCCTATTCCTTCTGTAAATGAGCAAATAATAGTAATAGCAGATGATGAAAATTTATCAAACATATTTTGGGTACAGGTTAACCCAGACCCTTCTACATCCTTAACTGGTGTACAGTCTCAAATAGACACAAATACTACAAACATTGCAACAAATACTGCAAACATCTCTGCACTGACCGCCCGTATTACTGTATTAGAAGCAAACCAAGATGCTTTATTCTTAGGAGTATTTAAATAAATGAAAGCCATTGCCGTCCCTTTTTCTTTTTCTGATGGAAAAGTACAAACTATTTCTGACATAGAAAAACTAGTAAAGCAAGAAATTATTGATTTCTTTTCTACTAGCGCTGGTCAGAGGATTCGCCATTACCGATACGGTGGGAATATTCAAGCGTTGGCTTTTGAGTTATTAGACAAATTAGCCTTAGCAGATTACAAGGTGGATGCCTTAACAGAGGTAAACCGCCATTTGACTAGGGGCAAGGTTATTGATATAGCAGTAACCCCTAGTAACGACCTTCCTGGTGGATTTGACGAAGAAAACACATTAGTTTTATCTATTAAGTTTGCCGTCACTGCCGCCAGGGTTTCTACGGTAAAATTATTAATTCAAGGAACTATACTGACTGAGGAAAGTGACCTGTAATTATGGCAACAATTGATTATTCTAATAGGGACTATGCCACTATTAAGCAAGACCTACTTTCTCGTGCATCCACATTAATACCTGAGTGGACGTCTAGAGACACCTCAGATTTTGGTGTACTCATGGTGGATTTGTGGGCGTACATGGGCGACGTTCTTCATTACTATGTTGACCGTGCCGCCGCAGAAGCCTTTGTGGATACGGCAACGCAACGAGAGTCCATTTTAGCGATTGCTAACTTGTATGACTATGTTCCTCATTTACAAACTGCTGCTAGGGCAACAATTACTGTAACTGGAAACAACATACCTGCTGGGACTACTATTTCTATACCTGCTGGGACTATGTTTGTATCTCCAGCAACAGCAGACCGTCCCATAGTTTATTTTACGTCTACAGCAGGTGCATCTGTTACAAGTGCTAGTTCTTCGGCAGTACTGTCTGTTGTTGAGGGAGAACCTATTACAGAAGAATACGTTGGAAGAAGTAATGGTCTTCCAAGCCAACGTTTTAAACTTTATAATAAAGGTGTTATTGGAGACAGTGTAGTTGTAAATGTTTATGAAGGAACTATTGTTTCTGGAACCCCTTCAGCGGTGTCCTACCGTTATGTAGAGCGACTACTTGATTATGGTTCAATAGATAAAGTATTTACTTTAGAAGTAAACGCAAATAATGAAACAACTGTTATTTTTGGTAATGACCTCTATGGAAAAATACCAAGCAACGGTCAAAAGGTTACGGTGTCTTACCGAAAAGGTAAAGGAACATATGGAAATCTTCCAGCAGGAAGTATCAACCAATTTGCTCAATCAATTAGTCCTTACCTTTCATCAGTAGTATCTACGGCTGCTGTAGGTGGAGACACTGTAGAAAGTATTACTAACTTAAAAGTAAACATTCCAGCAGCGTTTTCTACACAAAGCCGTGCGGTTTCATTGCAAGACTATAAATCATTAGCCTTGTTTGTTGCTGGTATTGCTAAAGCAACTGCAACATATAACTCAACTACACAAGTGGTATCTATTTATCCAGTAGGTTTTGCTACTGACTACCTTAATACTGTTGGCTCAACTTTAACTTTAGATTCATCTTTAGTTACTAATTTAATAAACTACTATGAGCCACGAACTATGGTTGGAGCAAGTGTGTCTATTGTAAATAGTGTCAGTCTCACAGCAGTAAACATTACTGGTACTGTGTATGTGAATGATGGGTACATTGCAAGTAATGTGCAGTCAGATGTTGAAGATGCACTTGATAGTTTGTTTACATTTGAAAATGTTTCGTTTAACCAAACTCTTTCAAAGGCACAAATATACAAAACAATAATGGGAGTAGAAGGGGTTTATTACGTAACCTTAAGCAGCCCAAGTACAGAAACAGTTTCATCTGGAGCAACTGGTTTGTTTAAAAAAGGAACATACACATTAACCACCAGTGGTGGAGTAACAGGTAGTTAAATGCCCTCAGTATCCTTTCGCCTGCGTAGAGATGATGATATTGGTTCACTTGTTCGTCAAGTAAGCCGAGATGATTCTGCTATCAGGTCAGACTCTTATGTTCAACCTATTGCTAACAGCGCTTTTTCTACATTTACAGTTTCTGTAATTGATGGACAATTTACTAACGTTGTAGATTCAAATAGGGTTAATGGTTATTATACGGCTTATCAATCTACAGTTGATTTATCGTTTAGTCTAGACCAACCATTGCAAACTAATCCTTCTGGAACTTCAGTTCCTGTGGGTGTGAGCATCGTTGTCTCCTCAGAAGGAGAACCATTAACAGTAGAAGATGGGACGATTGTATACACGTGTGATGCAAATAACTACAGTGAGTTTTATACACACGTTAGTACTGATTACACAGAAAATACTTGGTTATATTATTCAATGTTTGTAAAGTACTCAAATGGAACAACTACTTGGTACGAACGAGTTGCTGACACCTTTGTACTTCTTCCAACTTTATATTTTTCTGTAAATAACTTATGGGACAAAATTCCAGCATATTATCAAGGTCTAGATACCACTCAAGCAAATAATTCTTTGTATAAGTTTGTTTCATTGTTTGGTTGGGAACTAGACAAAACAAGGTCATTAATTGATTCTTTAATGTTAGTAAATGACCCCATGATTGCACCACCATCAGCATTGGAACAACTTGCTAAACAAGTGGGTTTAGAGATATCAGTAAATGATTTAGGCACTAAAAAAGTACGTGCAGTATTAAACAATATCTTTGAGTTGCGTAAACGAAAAGGCACTTCATATGGCACAAGTGCGTACATCTCAGCAATGAGCGGCTCAAAAGTAGATTACATTATTGGAACTAATACCTTTAAAATTTTTACCCATAGAGTAAACCTTATATCTGACCCTAAGTTTAAAAATACAACAACTACTACGGTTGCAGGCTCTCCAGCAACTATTAGTAGAACACCTTTTACTTTGCGTGGTACTTCGGATGGTTCTTCTTTGCGAAATACCGCACGAACAGACTTAACTATTCGTGGAGAAACTACAAACTCAAGTGGATACTTAAGTTACGCCTACACCACTAACCAATATATTTCTACTGCTGCATCTGTGGGTTGGGGAGTATACACATATGGTCCAACAATGTCAGGGGCAGCGTCAGTTCCTGTTATTGAACGTATTCAATACTACGGCAATAATCTCAATGGTTCTTCAGTTCCTGTTGTTGTATCTGGTGGCAATGGTTTAAAGATAAGCATTCCAGCAACTGCAAGTGGACCACAAAATGTGGTGGTATACGGTAGAAGGCCGTTTAGGTACGCAGAAGGCGTTCAGTACTACACATCGTTTAATTGTGTATTAAGTGATGCAACATTTAACAACATGAGGTTTATTAAATACAGCAACATTGGAACATATCTAGAAGTAACTACTCCAGATGCTTTGGGTAATGATTTATACTTTGACCAATGGAATGACGTAAACGCATCTACCGCTAGTCATTTTATTAACTCACCTGATACTTTTTATAGTAATGCTGACCCGTCACTATCAACTTACGGTAGGTTCGCTGTAGAGCATCCATTGCATGACTTTACAACTTTTGAGTCTGCCTATGTTGTTCCTGTACTTACTTTTACTATAAACCCTGGTGGCTATGCAGTTGTGTCAAATTGGTTAGTTGAACCTAATGGGCTTAGTAACTACTTTGATGGAGATACCGAGACTGGGGGGTTTGTTCGTCAAGCAAATCAAACATCTCCTATTGGTATATCAGACTACCGTTGGGGTGCTAATGGTGGTTCAACAAACGTTGACTTTTCCTACTACACTCTTGATTACGCAAGGGTGGTGAACACGGTCACAAGGGTTGTAGAAAATGACCTTATACCCGTAGATATGATTGGCAATTACACGCTTGCTTGGAACAAAATACCAGGAGAATAAATGGAACTCATAATTGGAGCATTAGCCGTATACAAAGTGGTTCAACTACTTGACATGTTTACCCCAAAAGAAGCCATGGCTTGGGTGAAGGTTGTTGTTACCTTAGCGCTGTCCTATGCTATTGTGCTCATCCTCTGGACAAGTAACCCTTGGATGGATGGACTCGCAGTAGCAACATTGGCTGGCGCAACACATGCTGTCATACGAATGTTTCTTCTTATGGGTGATATGGCAAGACACAAATCAGTACGTTAGGAGCATAAAATGAAGGACAAATACCTCATCGCAGGTACAGGAAACGCTAAGAAAAATGTCATTGAGGACGGTTTGGCAGATGTCATTTCGTCACGTGATGTCACATTCTTACTAAGTGCAAGGCGTGGTGCGTCAGAGGGAGAGAAGCGTGTTTACGATTATCTGCTTGACCACAATGCAAAGTTTTACCTTATTGGTAACGCAGAAGTTCCAACTGTATTAGAGAAAGCAGCGCTTGGAAAGATTGATGTGATTGCTGAATCACCTGAGTCTCTTGAAGTTCTTTACTTGTGGGACGAAACCGATGAAGAAACATCCGAAGAAGATGTCGCACGTTGGTGCGAAGGTGGATATGTAGTTAAAGACTTGACACAAGGTCTTACTCCATTGCGTCTTGCTGATGCAATTGAACCAGTAGATACTGCAACAAAAACAGATGAAGAACTACAACCGTTTACTAAAGCGGAACTTAGCAGTATGGCTATTGGTGTTTTACGCAAACAAGCAGAAGCACAAGGTATTCAACACAAGGCATTAACGAAAGAAGAACTAGTGGAAAAGTTATTAGGTGAAGAACCTGTAGTTAAGTCAAGCACTCGCCCTACGCAAGAGATTGAAGAAGGCGTAATGATTGTTGTTGTATTCCCTAACGGAACAGTTGTGTCCACTCCAGGAACAATGGCAGAAGCACGTGTGTTACTTGGAATGACTAACTAAACGAGGGGGGTCGGAGGAGGAAGAAAGGAGGTAAAAAGCCTCCTCCAACCCACACCCTCAAGGCATGAGGACAGGCATGCCAGAACAAAGTGTAGCACGCAACAATCAGACTGAGGATAGGCATATGACAAAAAAATCAAGCAAGTTTGGTGGACCCTTTTTACCGTTCCCTAGGTGGGCACTTGAGTACCTACAGGGTGACGATGTTGGAATTGTAGTTTTAGTAACAATTCTGCAATACATGGATTCTGATACTCAGGAGTTAACTACTTCGTACCAGTGGATTGGGAAGTTGATTAAACGGGATAGGCGCACAGTTATCCGTGCCATGAACCGTCTGGTTTCTATTGGGGTCATTTATCGGACCCCTAGGGTTGGAAAGAAAGGGAGCCTTTCCAATCGCTACTTGGTCAACTTTAATAATCCAAATGTGAATAAAGAAATGACATCTAAGAAGACCCCAGTGTCACGGGTGACACCCCCCCTAGTGTCACTGGAGACACTACCTAGTGACACGGGTGACACTCCCCCCAGTGTCACGGGTGACACCCAATCAAGAATAACCAATAACAAGAATAACTCTTTCAAGAAGGGAACCGAAGGGATTGACCCTCGTTTAAAGAGGAAAAAGGATAATGGCTAAGAAGCAACCAGCAGACGACTGGGGCACAGCACTAGGACAAAGCCCCGAAAAGGAGACACCAGTGATTAAGACCAGCACCGTAGGACTTCCCTACTATTTTAGGGATGCGCTACCAGCAAACATGTCAAGCCTGTACTCAACGATTAACGGTCCTGCATTGTCTAAAGGTTTTTCCCATATGCGTGCACAAGGGCTAACTACCGAAGATATCAAAGCAACCATTGACAAATTCATGCAGGACATTGTTGCTAAACCGTTGCCAAGCCATGTTGTACCTTGGAGAGGCTTCCTTGCTCGGATTGACGAACTTGTTTCATGGTCTAAGACAAACCAAGCAGAGGATTTTACTTCTTACAAAATTGACCCAAGGTTGAAAAAATGAAAGAGTTTTGGAACAAGTTCTTTGGAAAAGTCAATGACCTGTCATTAAACGACTACGACTTAGATGAATACACATGTGAACTATGTAACGTTGTTTTCTCTGAGTACAACAAGTATCTTCTACACTTCGCAAAAGAGCAATGTGTATTAGTTTTTACAGGACTGCCAGACAATTTAGAAATTAGGTTGAAAGATGAGTGAGTGGAAAAGCGCAAAGTATTGGAAGAACCGTCCAGTAGCAGAACGTCTAGACAACTTAAAGATTCCTCGTAGGTACAAAAACACCACTATGGATACATACAATCCAAAGATTGGTGATAATAATGCTTACGAAGCACTTCTTACTTGGAAACAAGAAGCACTTACGCACATCTCCGAAGGCATGGGTCTTTTTATTTATGGAGATTCAGGAGTAGGTAAAACTCACCTTGCCCAAGCCTTGCTTAAAGACCTTGTTACTGAACACACATTGAGCGGAATGTTTATCCCAACAACAACTTACATTGAGATGATGTATGACGAAATCCGCAATGATGGGGAATTGCCAGAAGAATACGCAGACCAAAACGTGGCTAAATACCTTCGCCGTAT